GAACCGTCTAAACAAGCTTTTGAGCGTGTTTTTGAATATGACTGAGGCACAGGCATAGACGCATAAACAAATAGGTCTACAGGGCCTTCTAGAGGGTCTGATGCGCCCATTGCTTGTTTGGCAGCAAGGTTGATTGTTTCCTCATAAGACCGTGTTTTTGAATCGGTATAAGTAGAGATGAAGTTGCCACGCCTGGTATGTCTTGCTCTACCTTTTCCTCTAGGAATGACGTCAACCTTGAATGTGACTTGAAAGGTCATTTCTTTTCTTCTTTTTTAGGAAATATCTTGTCCCAGTTTTCTCTGAATTTATCAGGGTTTGGGATGGGTCTTGGGTTTGATCCTTTGCTCATGTGTTTTTCTGCTTTAGTTCGGCTTCAAGCATTCGCTCGTATTCAAATTTGTCCCATACATTGCACTCTGCATAAATGGTTTCAATTTCCCTATCTGTCAGTCCTACCCATGTGCGTTGTGGTGTGGTGTAAAGAGGTACTGTATAACTACCTTCTTCACGATCATGTTCGTGAGGGGAGATTACATCAAAAATAACACCATCTTTTTCCATGCCCCACGCAACAGGCTCATCTTTTGTTTCTAGTGCTTCTTTGATTTCATAAATGGTGTCCCATACTTTCATTTCTGAATAAAGTCTTTCACCATTTCTCAACAACCTGAATGTTTCTTCTCTTACTTCATTTAGTGTGCTTAATGCAAGGCGTAATGCTTCATCTTTAGTCATGCTATTTCCTTTATGCGTTGTCCAATTTTTTTGCCTATACCCCTGTAAAGATTTGAAGGGTCTTTTTCTAAATCCATTACTTCTTGTCTTGCGTAGTCAATAGATCCAGGCTTCAAGGCCATTTGTGCGTAGTGTTCAATAACCCTCAAAAGATGGTCTTGTAACATAGGCAACAGTAATTTTCTCTCGATCAGAATTGTCGAGAGTTCCATATCTATTGAGCTTTTCGTTAATGAATCTGTTTTCAACAAGATCTCCAGTAATTAGTAGGGCTTGGTTTATTTTGTAAGCAGGTTCAAATAAACCATACTTCACATTGTTTAACACTTGATTTGCATCTTCATAGTTCATAAGTTACCTTTCTTGACTTGTCGCGTCCTTTTCACCCAAAGTCCCCCCTACCCCATAGACATGGAGTAGAAAGGAGAAGGTGCTTCACCCCTGATAAACAGGATCATCATGCTACGGATTGGATACCGTATGCCCCTCGGCCTGATGACTCGCCCAGCCGCACGGATTGTTCGGGAACTGCCCCCTAGCTTACGCATACCGTGTACCCTTTTCTTCCACGCCCTCAGGATTAAGTCTTACTATCGTGTGGAGTACGGTCATCGGAAAAACAATAAAAAAAGCCACTTACAACTGCCCTCGGTGGAAACCCATAGGTAAGAACCAAGGGCGAAGGCATGTGTAAATGGCTTTCAATCTGTTGTTTTCCACGACAACGATTTGCATTATACAGAAATAATCTGTTTTCTTAACTCTCTCAACTTTCTTTTTACTTCTTCAGGCATTTCTACTGCCATTTTTGATTCTTCTTCTATCTTCTTTAACGCAGGGTCTTTGTATCCCATTGTCACTGTTACTTCTATCTCAGGAATCTCAGCTCCATCCCATCTCTCTTGATTCAAATAAACCAATGGAGCAGGAATAAAAGCACCGTCTGATTTTCGCCACATATCTGTTGTTTTTAACCAAGTGACATGTTTATGGATCTGTCTCCAATGCTTATCCAAGTTCTTTGCTTTCCATTTCTTTTCGCAAATCGACTTAGATGCCTTCCTAGGCGATCTAGGCCAAGCTTGCCAAAACAGCTCAAAACACGTTTTCTCTTCCATCCTTTACCTCGCATTCAAAGTAATCATAAACGGCCTTCCTGCGGGCTCTCTGCTCGTCAGAAGTCCACCATTTCCATGCAATAAACGGGTTAGGTTGAGCATGCCACTCTTCCAGCCACATTTTCTTAAACTTATTCAGTTGCAAGCGAGCAAGATCCTTCTCACTCGCCATTGTTGGCCTCCTTAAACCACTGGGGTCTGAGTTCCTTTAATTGGTAAAGTCTCAAAGGAGGAATCTGCTCATTCTTTTGCCACTTGTAGACACAAGATGGAGTCAGTTTCAGAATTTTTGCCACTTCATACAGTGTGGCGTACTGTTTTAGTTGAGTTATTGTCATGGGCGATATGTTACTCTAAAATCTAATAGAGTCAAATACCCTAGTGTTTTGTGTGACTATTGGTTGCAAAGACTATATTCCATGATACACTGACCTTGCTTTAACAAAAGGAGATCGAAATGGAAGCAAAAGAAATTGATTGGTCTAGCTTGGTAATCGTGGGTGGTACATGGGTCAATAGCGCAGATGCGTACATTGAATCAGGTCTATACATGGATGGCACTGCAATTGAAAATGATGTGCTCGAGGAATTAACGTACGAATGTGATTTGAGCCAAATGTTATATGAAAGGAATTGAAATGAAATTAAGTGAACTAATCCAGATGCTTGAAGACATGAAAAAGTTAAACAACAAAATCCTCGAAAAGGGTGATGTTCAAAGTTACTTTGATGAAATGCACGCAATTGCAGGACACATGGGCGCATTGACGTTTTACATCAGAAAAGCAAGCGAAAACGTAACTGTGGGAGTAATTGATGACACCCTATAACACAGGCAAAGTAGTGATCGGAAAAGATTACGTCAAACCCTTTGAGCCAGTGCGGTTCACCAGGGATGAAGAGATCATTCAAGATCTTTTGTTGGGCAATAGGATTCCTGCTAGTCAACAGGATATGACCGTCTTGTGGGCAGTGGTGATGGCAATCGGAGCATTATTAATTGGAGTATTTAAATGAAAATGAAATTAGCACTCTCAGACTTTGCTGAAAGATATTTTGTAGAAAACGCAACTACACAGTATTGCGCTTACTGCCTTACACCTAAAGCAGGAAGACTCAACTGTTGCGAGGATATCAATTGGATATCTTTCAAGGACCTCGATGACATCACTCAAAGAGCATTGATGGAAGAAGAATATGATCAAGCATTTGGAGTATCACGATGAATGATCCTGAACTCAGAGACTGGTTTGCAGGACTTGCCATGCAGACCCTCATCAATCAAGAGCTGACCAAAGCAGCAGGAGATTTTCACTTAACCAAAGAAGAGCTGATCACAGGATTGGCTTATCACTATGCAGACTTAATGATGCGAGAAAGAGAAGAATGAGCGTAGCAAACCTACTTAAATTAAACGTCAATGAGCACACAGAAAAGAAAGGTAACCTTACCTATCTATCATGGGCTTGGGCGTGGGCAGAGGCCCTTAAAGCTGATCCTGAGGTGGTCTATGACGTTGCTGTCTTTGATGGCAAGCCCTACATGGATGTCAACGGTACTGCGATGGTGTTTGTGTCTGTCAAGATGTTCAACATCACCAGGACCTGCCAACTGCCCGTGATGGACTTTAGAAACAAAGCCATCCCCAAACCCGATGCCTTTGCCGTCAACACCGCCATCATGCGTTGTATGACCAAGTGTCTGTCGTTGTTTGGCCTTGGACTCTATATCTACTCAGGCGAGGACCTTCCTGAAGACGCACCCAAAACCATCAGCGCCACCAAGGGTGCTTTTGTTGACGATAAACAAGTATCTCAAATGCACGATGTTGCAGATGCCATCAATGAACATTTCTCAAGAGATGACATCATTGGAGCATATGAGGAAGCAATTCAGGTAACTGATTCAGAGGAGAAGACTTACCTCTGGAGTCTATTGGACTCAAAGGTTAGGTCTGCACTTAAAAAACACGGTGAATCAATCAAAGGAAACTAAATGTCATATTCACGCATTCCCACTAAAGAGTTCGATAACACCAACAGAGGATCGTTGTTCAAAAACGACAAGAAAGAAACAGACGGACATCCTGACTATAAGGGTCAGCTCAATGTCAATGGTCAAGACTTTTGGATCTCAGCCTGGCTCAAAACCAGTAAACAAGGAACCAAGTTCATGTCCCTATCTGTTCAACCAAAAGATAGACAAAGTGATCAACCCACACGCAAGACAGTTGCCGATCTAGAGTCGGATATCCCCTTCTGATGATCCACTATCACGGATTGCCGATAACTCCTGCAACAGTAGCTCACAAGGCTATTGAAGCAGGGCACGCATTTGTAAGTTTTAGGCATTCTGATCAACTTTCTATAGCAATTGAAATTTGCCAATCTTTTGCTATAGATAACGGTGCATTTAGCGCATGGAAAAGTGGTAATCCAATTAACGATTGGACTGAATTTTATAATTGGGCGCTTAATTTAAAAAAAGTACCTAGTTGTGATTTTGCTGTTATTCCAGACGTAATTGACGGATCAGAGGCCGATAACGATGCTTTGCTTAAAGATTGTCCGTTGCCTAAATGGTTTGGAGCACCTGTGTGGCATTTGCATGAGAGCTTGGAAAGACTAGAACAATTAGCAAACACTTATGTTCGAGTTTGTTTAGGTTCTTCTGGTGAATATGCAACAGTTGGGACAACCAAATGGTGGTCAAAAATGGGGCAAGCAATGCGTGTTATTTGCGATGACATGGGAAGACCATGTTGTAAATTACATGGATTAAGAATGTTGGATACGGATGTGTTTACTAAATTTCCTTTTGCTAGTGCTGATTCAACCAATATTGGAAGAAATGTAGGCATAGATGCACATTGGAAACATGGTAACTATTTGCCTCCAACCAAAGAAATGAGGGCGCAACTTATGAGATCAAGAAT